CGCACTGGACCAGTTAGAAGCGCAGCTTCTTTTGCTCGCTCTTCTGCTAATTTCTTTCGTGCTTCAAGCCCTGCTCTTTCCGCTTCTTGCCTGTCTAACTCATCTATATCTATTCCTCTAGCTTCAGGATCAAATCCTAGAGTTTCTCCTGCTGCTCCAAGAGGGTCATAAGCAGGAATTACAGCTTCAGGGGTAGGAGGTACAAAAGTATCTCCATAGAAGTACGGATCGTACCCTATTGAGTAATCACTTGACCCTCCTCCAAGAGGATCATAGGGAAGAAGTTCTTTTGTAGGTGGACCACTAGTAGCATCATAGGGCAAAGTAACCCTACGAGGTGGCGCAGCATTTGCGGGGTAGAGTAAGTTTTGCGGTCCACCTTCTAACTCGTTAGTAAAGTCTGTAAATCCACTCCCTCTGTACGGAAGATTAAACCCCGGAACATCTGATCCAGTAAGCCCCGATAAATTTGGTCCTCCCGGAACATTCCCTGTTGCTCCCCCACCACGATAAAAACCTTCTATATTCCCCGGATTAAGACCCAATGAAATACCAGACTCACCAAGTCCTTCTTCAAATTCGGATGGTGTATATCCAGTTGGATCGACAGCAGTTACCTGCTGCCCCGTAGACTGTCTTGTAAGAGGCTGTAAATAATCCTGCGCTTCGACTCCAGAGACAGGGGATAAAGTAAGGGCTGCTGCCGGGAGATTTGGTCCAATAAGAGCAAGTGCCGTTCTCCTTGCTTCGCTTGGAGAATTTGCGTAAACATACTTATCTCTCAAACCAAAACGATTTGCATATGCAGGGACTGTTGAATCAACTCGATAATAAGGCATTACTAAATACTTCCTAGAGGATTAACTCTTGGTCCTGCCCCTCCCGGTGTTCCCGGTGGAGCCTGTTGAGGATCGCCTGTTCGCTGGAAGCCCTGCATCTGTGAAGATATTATTCCACCTGATACGTCCATAGGACTTCTTCCTGTACCACCCGGATTTGGAACTTGAGGCTGCGGACCAGCATCCTGACCTGCCTGCGGAGGAGTCATGCCTACAGAACTAAGTAGCTGCTGGAACTGTAAGTCTTGAGCAGCTTCTTCTTGCTGGTCTTGCTTCAATGTTTTTCGCAGAAGGTCTACATAAATCAAGGCTTTTTCCTGCTCACCTGTTTGCATCAGACCTTCAATCAGCGTAAGCAACAAAGCTTTTGGTTCTGTTACTTGCGCTTGTTGTGCTGAAATTGAATTACGGAACTGGTCAACGTCGTTGATCTGTAAGACATTCTCCCAAATCCATTCGTCTGGTGCAAGTGGCTTCGCGCCTTCTCTCATCATCTGTGCCATCGTTACAAGCTGAGGCTCGTCCTGTGGCATACGCACACCGAAGTTAATATCAATAGCCCCGGCACCTTCAAGGTCGGAGGGCTTTATCTCTTGGTTGAAGTAGCTGGCAATATCGTTATGGCGACCTCTTACCTCTAACGGGCTGTAACCACCTGCTTCGTACTGCATCGAGACAATCTCAGAGATTTGTTTATAGCAGGCGGTCATGCCTTTTACTCTGGGTTCGATCTGGTGGGCAGAGCCTTCCTGCAATATCTTCGCAGCAAACCCTGAGATCGCAAAGGGAAGTTCACCGTAACTTACGTTTGATAAACCACCACGCTGCAATTCCCCTGATACAAGCCCTACAAATGCTCCCGTGTCAAGGGGCATCGTGACTTCTTCCATCAATCCAATATCTGTTCCTGCTGGCAATGGGACTTCCGACCCATCCTGCCACGGATCAGTGTCAAGAGTTGTCGTTCCATCCGGGGAAACAATCTTGTACGGTCGCCTTACAGCGCGCCTTACCAGCGTTTTGTAGGCACTCATTGCAAAGTTGTAATCTTCGTAAAGAGTACGGTTTGCAGAGAAAATAGATTCTCCATAATCCCTTGCGGTGTCATCACCTGACAGATCGTCTTGAATCCAAGGGGCGGGACCTACTGCCCCAAGAAAAACTGGAGCGCATGGGTTGCCGTTGCTATCAGTTACATTATGTTTTGTAAGACGCTTGCCGTATTTAACTTGGTCTTTATCACCACAAACAAGAACGGCGTTTTCTGTTCTTGAGTAATAGTCCCAGACAGTTACACCTGAAGACGTTTCTCCCTCAATCAAAGGCTCAACATCTACGTTGAAAGTATTTTCTACTGAAGCAACAGACCGTTTTGTCTTGTGTGCAAGCCATACAATCCCCTTGTCATCCATCTCGTAGCAAATGTGGAGGGGGTCAAGGGGCGTTATGTCAACATATGTAGAGCCATCTTCGTGCTTATTCAGCATGGCTCGCCCTGCATACCATCCACGCAGGGTTATATAAAAGGCTAATTGCTCTCTTATGGAGGGTTGACCGTACCTTTGCATACGTTCATCGGCAAGGTTGAGCGCACCGATAACGAACTTTTCCTTGAGAGTGCCGGGGGTACGGTCATCAACCTCAGAACTGAGCGGAACACGTATCGACATCTGTGCGTTTGACAGGTAAGACATGATCTTATCTGCAAGAATCTTCGGGGCGTTAGACGTATAGCTTTGATAACCGTTGCCTGCTTCGTATGGATTCATACGATACAGTCCGTAATCGCTTTCCATGCGGGTTCTTCTGGTACGAAAACCCGGAGAGTCCCAAACATCTTCTATCTGGGACATTAGGTCATCAATTTTTGCCACGTTACCACCTGTTTACCGTAATTATTTTCGTCGCACCTGCTGCTCGCGCATACCCAAAGTTTACAACTAATCCGTAGGTTACTGCTTTTACGCTGTGGTTGAAAGCATCTCTTGGTTGTCTTCCGATTACGTTGTTATCTCTGTCTGTTCGCCAAGTATAAACATGGATTTGCTCGTCGAATGGGTTAGCACAGCCCCCCAATTCAGAGATTAAGCCCCTAGCCTTGTGATTGATTATAAGGTTTGGTTGTTTTGTTGAGGGATTTTCTTTCAGGAATGTATTGAATCTTTCGATTCCGTCCATAATGCCGACACGTTCTGACTGCATATACAACTGAGCCTTCTCAAGCCAAGTATCAACAGGTCTTGATTCGCCTATATTGTGCGCTGCAATGTCGATAACACCGTGTTGAACGTCCTTCCACCACGGTCGCATCTGGCATATCTCTATGATCTCCTCTGTAATCTTCTCTCTTTCGTAGATTTCGTCAATAACTCTAATCTGTCCCCCGATAATCTGCACCACTGCCACTGCATATGCGGACTTTGTGACCTGTGAATACCCCGGATCGACCCACAGATGGACAGGTTCTTCCTCGATGTACTCTGCTTTATCTGATACGTGCGTTGATATATCGAACATGTTGTGGACAAGCCCTTTTGGTGGGGCTGGTTTCCCTGCGACACGCTCATTGAACCAGTCTTCGGAGTGCAATCGCTCTAAAGACAGTATCTCCTCGTCTTCCCTGCCACCGGGATAGACAACTTGGTTGGTCCACGAGGGCAATGAGAAAGATATAGCGTCATCATCAGGGTTATAGAACTGCCAAGCCTCCCACTGGGACGGATACCACCCCAACGACATCTCAAATGTCCCCTCTAAAAACAAATACCCCCGCTTTTCTGCAATTCTGCCCCTGAGCCTTAGAAAACTCTCGTAATCTATCTGCGAAGACTCACAGGCAACCACCATCCTTGGGGCTTCCATCGCAAGACTCCGATGATCCTGCGCCGATTTAGTCTTAATCGTGAAAACACCCGGATTTTCTGTGGTTCCACACGCTACAGCCATCTCTCCGGGGTCAATACGCTTGGTCTGCTTTATCAAAAACCCCAACTTACCAAGGATTTCCGACAAATAGTTCCACTCAGCACGAGTCCTCTCGTAATCCCTAGCAACCAACCAACATATATCACCACTCTCAAACTCATCCAACCGACTGATAATAGATAACGCCCCCAAGAAACTCTTGCCAGCACGCTCCCCACCCGCCACAAGCTTGATCCTCGCCTCATGGTCAAGTATCTCGTCCTGCTCAGACCACGTACCGTAACCAACTGTTGTCAATAAAGCCTTGCGATCCTCAGACAATAACATTCTTATCTCCTAAATCACAAACTTCCCGTGCGGCATAGGAGGAACCACACAGGAAGCCCGTAAAAACTGATGACCTAGAGATGACAGCCGTACCAACCAAAACATCTGCTTAAACCCTAACGAGGAGCCGAGTGGGGGGACACCCCGGATACGTCAGCATCAACAGCTAAACAAAAGTATA